CAGGTGGTGAAAATAACAGACTAGCGGCTAACGGAGAAGCCAAAAATCCAAACAAAGAAGCACTGTTCAAAGAAATGACAGAAAGAGGCTTTCAGTTCGACTTTACATTTGTACCTAAGTCAGCAGAAGAAACCGAAGCGGTGCATCAAATTATCAGGATTTTCAGATTCAACGCCGCACCAAAACTTCAAAGCAGAAGATACTTCGATGCACCAGGCGAATTTGAAATTAAATTCTTCAGCAACGGAAAAGAAAACCCATATATGCCCAAGTTAAGAAGATTAGTATGCACGGGCATTGACTATAAATATGGTGGTGGTGATGTTTTCCAAGCGTACCAAGACGGGGCACCAAGTGAAGTTTCACTTTCTCTTCAGTTCCAAGAAGTCGAACAACTCCACAAGGAACATATTACTTTCGGATTCTAATTATGAGTTATTTCAAAAATTTTCCATCTATTTATTACGACCTAAATCGTGACGAGAAATATAAATTAGCAACAGATATTCTTAGAAGGGTTACATTTAACCAATCTTCTAAGAATTCTAATGACATCTATGTAAAGTATGATGTTAAGGATGGAGAGAGTCCAGAGGAAATTGCAGGTAATCTTTATGATAATCACAATTTATACTGGATTGTTCTTCTCTTCAATGATATCATCAACAAAAACAAAGAATGGCCTATGGACTCTGCTACTTTGGACGAATATGTCTCAGCAAAATATCCAGGCACGGCTTACTATGTAACTTTTGATAGTTCTACTCTGGACTCTGACTTGATTGCACAATCATCGGGTTCTTGTGCAACAGATACTAATGATGTCTACAACACTGGTGTTCATACCGTTTCGGTTAATTATATTGCAACTAACGAAGACGGTTCCAAAGAGGCAACCATAACCAAATGGGAACCATCATTCAAAAGATTTGTTGTGGGCAGCATGACTAAAGGGACAGATTTTGTGAAAGGTGAAACCGTTCTTGTAAAGAATGAAACAAAAACTTTAGTGAAAGCAATATGCAAAGTTTGGAGAAAGTCAAAGTACTCCTTAACTGTAAACAGATTTATTGATGACAACAAAAACACTTTGAATCAACTGGGTTCCTATAGTGGAACAATTCAATCAGGGACAGATATTCAATCAACAGCAGTTATTTCCACAAGAACTGGTGGTGCATGCGAGGCCATCACACCACACACTCTACTTCCATTTGAAAATACAGTTTTAGGTGCATACATGGCAGTCAGTGGAGTGGACAGTGAAATCCTACAGTGGGTTACCAACTACGAAGAAGAACAAGCAATCAACGACAAGAAGCGGTCTATCAGTCTGTTAAGACCAGAGGTAATTGCAGATGTGGTGACTCAATTTGAAGAACTAGTATCATCATGAGTGACCCATTTTCAACACAGCAAAGTAAATCATTTGATGTACAGGATGTGACACTAACCACATACTCTGGTAGAGAAATTAAACTTAACCAGATGTGGACTCAAATTGACATTTATGAAGATATATTTAACAACTGCATGACAGGTCAATTGTTAATCAAAGACCATCAAAACTTAATTTTGAATGGGCCTATTTGTGGCAGAGAAACACTAAAGGTTCAATTCAAAACTCCAGGCAGAACTTCAAACACAAAAGAATTCTACTGCTACAAGATAGGACCCAGAACACCAGAAACAAATGAGCAATCTGTTTTCTACACATTGAGTTTTGTCTCTAAGGAATTTATCACCAGTCAACAGACTAAGGTCAGTAAATTCTATGAAGGCAAAATCAACGAGATAGTAGAAAACATTTTCAAAGATTATATGGGTGGTTCTAAACTGAATGCCGCGGCATGTATGCATGACCAAAAATTTATTATTCCATATTGGTCACCTCTCACAGCAATCAACTGGCTGGCATCTAGAGCAGTAGACCAAGAGAACACAGAAAACTGTAACTGGTTATTCTACGAAACACTGGATGGTTTTGAATTTACTTCTCTTAGTAAACTTATGAAAGAACCCGCAACTTCCGCACCTGATTCTTTTCTGGAATCTTTGTCGCGGGGAGTTTCAAACTTCTTTGGGGGAAGCAAAAAAGGAAAGTACAGTGACTACGCATACTTTCCAAAGAAAGATAGAGCGGCTGAGAGAGACAAGGAACGAGAATTCAAAAACATGGAGAGGTTTATTCTCCAGGCTCAATTCAATACTATGGAGAAAATTGATAGTGGTATGTACGCATCCCATCTGCTTACACACGACATCGTAAGAAAGAAATACGAACACTTTACATACAACTACAACAATCAGTTCGGGGCAAACGACACATTAGAGGACAATCCACTTGTTGCTAGAGGTAACGATGAATTAAGTGATAAAGAATGGAGTCACTACAAATTCTACCCGAAACACAAACTTATGCATGATGAAAAGGATGACAACGATAAGATTCAGACATGGGCTTTGTCCAGAAACTCTCAGATGCAACAAGCAGAGGCAATTAGATTTAATTTCACAGTTCCTGGCGACAGTGAAAGAAGAGTAGGACAAGTGGTTAACTTAACCATACCCAATTTTCTATCACCAAGTCAACCCGGCCAGAACTGGTACGATAAATATCTGGTAGGAGACTATTTAATTAGTTCGATACGACACAGTATATCTAAAGAAAATTATGAAATGAATATTGAAGTAATACGAGACTCGCTCCCCAAACCTCTACCAGATTCATCTGGCCCGTTTGCTGGAGTGGCACAAACCGTGGAGGATTTCTTCAGAAATCCCGCATCAGGCCCTTAATACTTTACACAATAGGAGAATTATTATGCCTATGAACTTTAACGAATACGATAACGATTTCAAAAATGTTTCTGAACGAATCAGAAGTCTGAAAATGAGCAAGGAAGAATTGAAAGAGTGGGAAGAGTGGGCTGAGGAATGGAGAGAGGAAAAAGAAAATTGTACCAGTACAGAGGAAGACTAGAACGAGTTGTAGACGGCGATACCGTTGACTGTATTCTTGATTTGGGTTTTGATATTACAATCAGAGAACGGGTCAGACTTGCCGGTATCGACACACCAGAAACTCGAACAAGAGATTTGAAAGAGAAAGAACTCGGACTTGCCGCAAAGATGTTTGTTGAAGGAATGTTTCAGACAAAGGGAGAAACCTTCACCATTGAAACTGAATACAAAAGAGGCAAGTATGGTAGAACCATTGGAACTATAACCTTTGATGATGGTACAGTTCTAAACAAAGTTCTTCTAGAAGAAGGACACGCACAAAAACTTAACTATTAAGGCTGTTGTGTAGATACTTACAAATATAGTAAGCATCAACTATATCACTAACAGGATTCTTAATAGAATTAGTATCAGGGGTCAACACCGAATGGAGGTTGACTCCTGTTTCATTTACAAAGGCTTGATGCATCTCTTCTTTCTTGGCGTTTCCTCTACCTGCACCAAACTTCTTGACCATTGCGGGTGGAACAGTTTCGAATGGTAAATCATTTCTCCACATCTTCCACTTTAGCAGGCCGGTGTTCTCGCCGATGTTGAAAATCTTTCCTCTTGCGTTGTATGCATAATCCTCAATGCAGGCTACTTCACAACTTCTAACAATGGTCAAAGCCCATTGAGAAATCTGGTCGTACCTTTGTGATTCGTGAGTGTATTCGTCAAAGAGGTCACCTCTAATGTTCTTTAGAACTTGACCTTCTCTTTTCTTTACATGTGTGAGGTAATAGAACCTTCAAACACACAAATTGCAGGGCCACGCAAACTGTAATCAATACCAGCAATCTTCATCATGTTAGTCCTTATTTTCATCGGCGTCCATAGGCATCAACAAGACACATATAATCAATAACAAAAACAAAAAGTCAAAATATCCCTCTTCCATTGATGCTCCCACTTGTATTTATGTAGCCGACAAAATGATTCTTCCAATGATGATTCCTATGGCAAAACTTGCAATTGCTACTCCTGCACCTACTGGTGTAGAGAGTAAGTAAATTTTGTTATCTAACCACTCCTTGAATTGTTCGTTCATTGATAACCTCCTCAATCCATTCAACACATAATGAAACGACCGTTGCAGAATTCTCTACAATCTCTGTCAGTCCATTGAAATTTTCATCTACTCTGAAGAAACTCATAATTCCGAAAAGATATTCTTCACCACCAACTTTGGCAAAAACACCACCACCAGAATCTCCAAAGAAAATACTAGTACTGCGTGGAATAAACTTCATAGAACATGGTTCGGATATAACTCTGCCAAAGTATTTGAAAACTTTAGGCTTGCTAGACTTCTTATATCCTCTAGAGTAACCTACTGTAGTTATTTCTTGGTAGCGGTGAAGCCAATTAATACAACCTATCTTAGCAACAGGATATATGGAATCACATTCCAAGAATATTAATCCGATATCATTTCTGATAAAGATAGGATTGTACTCGGGATGTAGTACAGTCTCTTTAACCATGATATCTTCAAGACCTATACGGATGGAGAACACATCCGCTTCATCTATACAATGAGCGGCAGTCAATACAACATCAGGTCTAATCAAAACCCCACTCCCTATGAGGCTACCATCTTGTCTACGAAGAGAGCATACAGAGGGGTAGGGGTCAGTTTCGTGTGTTGCCCTATCAAACCATCTAGAGAGCGGGTCGATAGGAGCAACGGGTTTTGGGTTTTCTTTTTGTGGAGGCGGAACAACTACTGTTGATGCACAACTCGTTAGACATAACAAAGATGCTAAGAGATATGCTAAGTGCCTCTTCACATCTTTATTTATGCCAGAATTAAGGAATTATTGGCTAAAAAGCCAAATTATTTAATGGGACATGCTCCACCAGCACACTCAAGTTCTTGAAGAACCTCACCCGCTTGCACATGTTTGATGGGACTGAGTTTTGATACTCTCTTCTCATATTCTTCCTGAGTAATCTCTTCATATGGTGCTTGGTCAAAACCGTGGTCACTGTGTAGAAGGAAACTTACCGTCTTTAAAGAACTCTCATAGTTCTCTTCCATCCAGGCCTTGATTTCATCCAATTCCTCTAGACGATAATAAACAGTAACAGAAACAGAATTGTCAGACCAAAGTGTTTGCATCTTCTTAACCAATTCAAGTTGCTTGACAGCAGTCATGTCTTTTGCCAGAATAGTATCACCATTGATATGACATGGGAATTCTACCACAACAGTGCTTCGGTCTTCAGTCCCGTCAAACTGAACAGCATACTCCACTGGATAGTTGGCTTCTCTGCAAACATCCACAAGTGCATCATCACTAGACATGCGAACACGACGAATGAAGTAATTTGCATACGCAGGATGAACGCCTGGAGTGCTTCCAGAAAGCAAGGAGAGCGTGCCTGAGGGCTTTACAGTAGTCAATCTGACAGAAGTGGGGTATCCCTTCTTCTCTGACCAACTCTCATCAAACTCACGGAGATATGTGTAACAATCATCCAACCAATCTAATTTGTCAAGAGATTGACAAATGCCAGTTACACCTACCCCAATTCTCATGTTCCTATGAACAACATCCTCAGTCTGACTATGAATAAATGGCAACGCACAAATGGCCTTCTGTGTCTTGTATAGAAGTTTTGCACATTCTTTCAACTCAGCCTTTGATGTGATGTTGTTCAGATAAATCTCTGATAGGTTGCAACACTCATGTGATTCAAGAAGAATCTCTGCACATGGATTTACAATTTCGCATCTATCTTTCATCTTGTCCTGAAGTCTTCCGTACTTCTGTGCAAGTGGTAGGTTGAAGAAACCATAAGGTTCTCCTCCTCCATCGTAACCCTTCCATACAGCATCGCTAATGTGGTCATACGAATCTGCATAAATTGTGTTGTTGGACATTGCTCTCCAGTTAGGAACATTACCTAAGTCCCAACGCTTTGCACGAAGGAACAGATAGTCATCGGGGTCACCGACAGCAATCTCAGCAGAACGACGAACATTTCCTGCAACCACAACAGAACCAATGATATTACAAATATCAAGCACATCAAGTGAACGAAGTTTCTTTCCTTCTCGCTCACGAAGGACTTCGGTAATCTTTTCGATACCCTCAATCAGAATCGCAGGTCCTGAAGCCTTACCACCAAAACCATGAATGTGTTCACCAGAAGAACGAACAAGAATTGTAGAGTATGTAAATGACTCACCCGTGTAGAAGTATGACTTAAGAACTTTCTTTAGAAGTTTCACCCAACCCTCACGGGAGTCAGGAACAATATAATCGGCGTCATTTGTCTTTTCATGTGTTACAGTCACATCATATTGAACTCTTGGTAGTTCGTGGACATCTTCTTTTCGAATAGAAAATCCTACACCACCACCAAGCATTAAGTTTTCGAAGACAAAACAGAAGTCATCAATGTCACGAATGCAAACACCCCAACAATTTAGAAGAGAGTTTGCACCAAAGCGGTCAACGGTTGTAGTGCCCAACTGCCAAAGCATTCGGCCTGCAAAATTACATTTGAGGTTGAAGATGTAATCATATAGTTGCTGTGCTTCTCTCTTCGTGTAGTCTGCCCCAATCTTTTGGGCACCGTTGATGCACCGTGCAACCGTTTCCCACCATTCTTCATTTGTTCCGTCTTCCTTTAGTCTGGAGTAGGTTCGTTTATAGACAATTTCACCAAGACCATTATAGCCCCATTCAGGTTTAGTGTCTTTGTACTTGTCTAGAAATTCTTCTGGTAGGATGTCGCTAATATAAACCATGATATAGTTCCTTATTATTTTTGGTTCTGAGAAATTATCTATGCAGTTAATTGCTTCCACGAAACAGGAAATAGTGGACTAATAACTTTTCCTACTGCTTCGGCGTACTGCTGAATTTCCCATTGTGCATGTTCATCTATTCTTTGTTTGTAGAATCTGGCATAGGCTGCAAGTGAACCCGTCCAGTACCATTCTGTATACATTGCCTGAGGTAAAGCAAACCTTGCTTGTTCGGGTGCAACATTGGATGCAATCAAATCTTCGTAACATCTCAACGCACTCTTCATTAAACTTTTGTACCCTTGGTAGAGTGGATGTGTTGCAAATCCTCCTGATGTTTCACCACCACCATCTCTACATTCTAGAACACCAGCACTACCTTGCTTCATACCATTAGTAGGTCTTTGACGAAATGGTTCGGGGAAATAGAACTCTGGTTCTTCATCAACATATCTTCGGCTGACTTCGTTCTCCACAAACCCCTGCTTGTGCTTAAAGAATTGTGTTCGAATAGAGATGGGTGCTTTGATTCGCAGTGTAATCTGTGGATGGGCAAATGGTGTCCAGTGATTATGGTCTGCAAGATACTTAATTAACTTTTCATCTTTTGACTCAAACTCTTTCTTGTGGTTTGCAAAAGAAACTCTTGCCGCATTAACAACTGTTAGGTCATCTCCCATGCAATCAACAAGTTCAACATGTCCCTTGTCTAAAACCTTTTCTTCTTTACTCATAATCTTCCTCAACAAAAGCGACTAGAATATCACCAGGCAAACCCTCAGGCCATGATTTCTGATTTTGTTCATCCCAAGTTTCTTTCTCTCGAAAATACTGAAATTGATATTCAGAATTAATTTCTGAAATCTTATCTTCAATCATACGATAGTCAAATTTAAATTCAGGATTATCACATCTCCAACACCTCATGTCATCAATCATAATAACATGATTTTTGATTGTGTGTTTAGAAATTGCATCCAGTTCCTGCATGATGGGTGACCAATATTTTCCTTTGGCTGTTGAGGTACAGGAATAATGACCATCCAACCAAAAAAGAATACGCTCATTTATATTTTCTATAGTAGGGAACAAAATGTCTGCCGAATCACCTTCGACTATTTCAACATTTTCTTGACCATCAAAACGCATCATGCATTCTTTGACATAACGCTGGCTGAGTTCAATTGAAATTACATTTTCGTAATCGGCGTCTAGTGCTTTTTGAATTCCATCTCCAGTGAAAGAACCAGTCTCAACAAAAGTTTTGCAATTTTGTTTATACTCTTTGAACAGTTGCAACTCATCATTCCAATCAGGCATTAGAATCTCCTCCTTCTGGTAGTGGGGCTTCATAATAAATTTTCAATCCTAATGCCTTTGCTAAAGCCCATTCGGTCTTAGCACCAGTACTCTTCTCCCAACCCGACATCATATAAACGGCAGTACACTTTTCGCAAATTGCAACCATGTCCCGCTTCAACGCTTCACGCAAGAACTCATCATCATAATCAACTTCTCTAGCATCCATAACCGCTTCTCTATCTAGAGCGGCAGGATTAATCACATCCCATCCTTGCATCTTCAGAATTCTTGCCTGTCTATCAAATGCAGGATAATTGTAATCAGTATGTCCTCTCATAGGACCAGCAACATAAATCGTAGGGTTTCTATCCATCACATAACCGCATCGTATGGGGTGCGGTCATAACCAACACCACTGACACGCCTTTCTTCGTTTAACATATCATCCATTAAAGATTCAAAACTATAATCCGATTCCCAACCCAGTTCTGTTCTCAGTTTTGTGGCATCACCCTTCAAGTCATGCAGTTCTTCTGGACGGAAATATCTTTCATCTACTGTAACATAATCTTTGTAATCCATTCCAAGTTTACCAAAAACATATTCGCAAACATCACGAACTGTGTGGGAAATGCCTGTAGCACAAACAAAGTCATCTGG